AGCAACGTCAGCAGCAAGACGAGCGGCGTTAAGATTGCGGATAGCGTCACTAAGAGGTATAAGGACTTTTCCTCCAAGGTGACCGCATTTTTTGGCGGACGCAAGCTGGTCTTCAAAATGGACACCAGCTGCCCCAGCTTCGATGAGGTTTCTAGCCAATTCATAACTGTTTAGTACTCCTCCAAATCCTGCTTCTGCGTCTGCAATAATCGGTGCAAACTCAAAGCCAGTACCACTTTCTGCATACTGGATTTGGTCAGCACGACGGAAAGCGTTGTTAATGTTACGCACAACATTGGGTACAGAATCTACACTATAAAGAGACTGGTCAGGATACACCTCATTATTTGTATTGGCTGATGCAGCGACTTGCCAGCCTGAACAATAAATTGCTTTAAGCCCTGCTTTGACGTGCTGTACAGCCTGCTGACCATTGTACGCTCCAAATGTGTGAATGTAAGGGTTTTCTGCAAGAAGCATACGCATTTTGTTTGCCATTTTTCTTGCAAGTGTATGTTCAATATCCATTGTGCCCTGAAGTTTTCTTACATCTTCACGGCTGTAGTTTCGTTTTTTCACTTTGCTGTAATCCTCTGTTCGTAGTCAGCAAGAGACTCATCCCACCAAGGGGGAGTTGGTCGATGAGACCAACTGGCGAAAGTAGCCTTGTCAAGATGATAATAGTCACGGTAAGACTGTATTGGATCATCATAGTTCTTGAGTATGTCAGGCATCGCAAGTCCAAACGTGGTAAACCCCACTCGTTCAAGATTGACTGGGTCAGGTAGTTTGTTGATGACCTGCCAGAATGACTTGTGTTCTTTGCCGTAGCGATACCGAAATTCCTCTGCGAGTGCATGAGCATAGCACCATGTCCACTCATAGTTATCTAGTGATGATCGAGTCCATATCGTGCAGGGATGATTGTACATCATGCCGAGATACGGTGTAAGTTTACGCTCTTCGGGTTTTAGAGGCTTCTCAACTTTCTTGTATTCATTGAGAACTGCAGCTTCGTCTTTTTCAAGAGCTCGTGGTATAAAACCTAGCAAGCGGTCTACCCAAATGGCAGTACACAAAAGCTGTGCAGCTTCGAGTATCATTTTGTTGACGTGCTTGTCTACGTGATACTCAGCACACTTGTCTAGGTCTTTGTCAAGATAAAATAAGTTCATGATGTAATTATACTTGAAACACAACTAAATGTCAAGAATTAATTACCCTCTCGCAGCTTATTTAAAATGTATGCAGGATCTGTAAACATATAAGGATCCTTCTTGTGATTATCTTCTCGACCTTCTTCAATGAACCAATCTGTAATATGTCCATTATCTACTACGGCTGCATAACGCCATGATCGACGACCGAAGCCAAGATTGTCTTTATCTACAACCATTGACATTGCTTCGGTAAAGTTTGCATTTCCGTCAGGAATAACCTGTACTTCTTTCAGATTGTTTGCTTTCGCCCAAGCATTGCATACAAACGCATCATTTACTGTAAAGCAGTAGATTGCGTCAATGCCTTCTGCATAGATTTCGGGCGCTAACTGTTCAAATGAAGGAAGTTGGTAGGTAGAGCAAGTTGGAGTAAAGGCTCCAGGAAGTGAAAAAAGTAGAACTCGACTGTTAGAAAACAAGTCCCACGTAGTTACTGCTTTCCAGTCATATTGATCTCGTGTACCATCGTAGATACGAGTTTGAAATGTTACTGCTGGAATAAGTTCTGGTAGTGAGCGCCAGTAGCCACGCTCTTCGTATTCGTGGCGCTCGTGTTCGGTACAATAAATAGCCATTTAAGCCTCGCTGTAAATTAAGTTAGTGTGTGCATGATGTTGTTCATCTTGCCGAATGTACTTCAACATCTCGTACAGGGTAGCATCCGGTAAGAGATTATAGTATTCAATAGCAATTTGAGGAGCAGGAACATTCTGAATACGTCCTGCATCAATTTCCCCCAGGTAGGCAGTATAGCTTTGTACTGCTTCTTCTTCAAAGTAATGTATCATAAGGTGCGCTGTACGAGGCGCTACTAGATACATGAGAAGGTAGTAGTGCCAGAATATAAACTGTGCAAGTATGATAAGACCCCGCTCCAGCTTTGTAGGCTGTACTACCTCCATAATAAACATCAAATGCTTACGTTCGTTCTCCGCTTCTGCAAGCATTTCGTGAATCTTACTACCCTGTCCTTTCTTTAGCCCGCGCAGGCTCGACAGGTGTGTAAGCATTCCGGCAACCATTCCCGGTACTCCAGCAATGGTTTCCAGAACTACAGCTCTATGACCATACCGCTCTCGAAAGAACATATCCGCAGTAAAGCGAAAAAACTTGGTCATAGATTTTGCAACAATTTTGTTAGACATTCTCAAGTCTTGTCATTAACCTCTCTGCTCGATTGCCTACTTGCTTGTGCCAGCGTGAGTCTCGCCCTTCGATAGCTGCTTGAGACCATTCGCCGTCCACAAGATGGGCATTCATTTTTTTGAATTTGCCAAGTCTTGGGCGACCGAGGTTGAACATCATGTTTACGAGTATTTCTTGTACTTCGCCAGGGAAGCCTTCCCAGACGTCTGGGCCATAGAGTGCAACGCATTCGCTTACAGCCACATCGAGATCGCTTTCAAAACACTCGATGACTCGCTCAACTGAGACTGGTTCTCCGACGTCATATCCGTGCTCTGGATCTGACTCAAGCACGAGATGTCCCACTCCGAAGGTTTTGTACCCAAGATGGTCCAAATAAATTTCATACACTACTCCTTCATCAATTTTGAGCTGTTCGTAAACTGCTTCTCTGTTCATTTAATTCTCCGAAAATGCGGGGCGCGAAGACCCCGCTAATGCTTTACGATTCTTTACTCGCAGACTTAGTGCCGACAAAGCGCCACTCCTTCTTTCTTTTATCGTATTCATGTACAAGTACAACATCGGTTAGCCCTGCCCTAAATGGAGTGGGCTTCCTTAGATCAATGCCATAAACTCGTACTTCTTCCATTTTTTGTGCTCTCCGTCCTGGCCCTGTTTCTTTCTTTTCTGTTGCCAGACCCGTCTGAGCAAATAGTACAACTCCAAGAGCTGTAAGTACTACTAGCTGTTTCATATATCTCCTATGAAATAGTAACCTTAACTGGTTGCAACTCCTTAGGGATTTCTTCATGCAAGTCGATGCATAGCAGACCACGTTCCATGTAAGCTCGATCAAGAATGACGTGTTCGCTTACTCCGAACGTTCGTGTGAAACACTTACCACTCAGTCCTTTGTAGACATAGGCTTCTTCAGCAGGCAATGCTTGCTTTGTAAGTCCTTCTACTTTTAGAACTCCTTTGTGTAGGCTAATTTCGATGTCCTCTTTGTTCCATCCAGGCACAGCTAATTCGATACGAAAACCTGTATCTCCAACTTTTAGGATATTAAAACGAGGATAGCCGCCGTCAAGAGTTCCGGCAAATAAGTTTGTGTCCATGAATCGGTCAAAACCTAACAGATATTTCTGCAGGTCAGCCATAGCTAACTGCTTAGTCATAAAGTTCTCCTTTTATGAATTGCGTCCTTTCGGTACGCTGGGGTTCTTTCGATACCACCGGTTTATAAAAATAAGGGATTGTAGGCTCCCCCGGGCCGTTTATTCTGTGCCTATCTCAAAATGATGGTAGTCAAGCATAGGTCTTTTATCTTGTCTTCGACAAGTGTCGATGTAATCATTTGTAATATCTTCAATGAATGTAATATCCAAAGTACACAAATCATCAATTAAGGGAGCGCCTCCCCAACGAAGTTTAAATCCTCCAACTTCTCGGGCTGCATAAATCATACCCTGAGTGAGTTCGTCATAAACTTCTACTTCTAAACAGAGACGATTTCCGATAAAAATTCCAAGATCTACAGCATATCCGTACAGGTGTGCAGAGTGCCCTGACGCTCGTGCAGCTCCTTTCTGCCACAGCCATTCGTGCTCTTTTTCTGTTCGCTTACCTTCAATTACTTGAATATTTAGGTCTGAACACATACCAGATACTTTGTGTACGCACTCAGCCAATCGCTTATCTATGCCCTCTAGCTTTTCTAGGCTAGCATCTGACAGGTAAAACTGTCTTCCAGAATAATCGACATCTTCAAATGTTTTGGCAACTTCATTAGTCATTTGGTTCATCTACCTCTATTGCTCCGGTGTTAATAAAATAGTCGACAGTAGCTTCTATACCATCACGCCGACCTAAGTGAAATGCAGTCTGGGCACAGCCAAACATACAAATTCCAAAAATTAGATATAACTCAATCAAAATGATCTCCTTACAAAGCGCAGAAGTGCACTCATCAATGACATCATTATACAGAAAAATGAAACGAATGTCAAGATATTTTTTTGACGACCTCATTAAAAAAATAATGCTTGACTTTTGATTTCATTTCCCTTATAATAATCAATATGAAAATATACAGTAAAAAACCGTGGTCGCAAAGGGAGCGTCAACTGTTGAAAGAGGTTTACGGAAGTTCAAATGAAGAACAGCTACGTGAGCACTTTCCAGATAGGACGTATAACTCTGTGCGTAAGCAAGTTTCGTATTTACGAAAAAAAGGCTGGACATTTAATGCCATCAGTAAAAGTAAGAAATAACAACGTAAACTCAGCACTTCGCGTTTTGAAAAGAAAGTGCACAGATCATTTGTGGGAAGTCCGCGAAAAAGAATTTTATACTAAACCCTCGGAAAAGCGTAGGAAGGCAAAGAAGGCCGGAATCGCTCGAGCGAGAAAGAAACTAGAACAGGAAAGGAAAAAATATGATACCAAGCAATTTTGAACTTGCAGGCGATTTCATGGAAGCCTTTGGTCAAGAGGTACAAGTTCATCCGACTTGGCCTGACTTTAGCACACGTGAATTACGCCTGGAGTTGATTCGAGAAGAATATGAAGAACTGGAAGAAGCTATTGAGAACCGTGACCTCGTGGAGGTTGCCGACGCTCTTACAGATTTGTTATACGTTATCTATGGTGCTGGTCATGCATTTGGTATTGACCTTGACGAATGCTATCTTGAAGTTCACCGGAGCAATATGAGTAAGCTCGGTGCAGATGGCAGACCTATGAAAAGAGAAGACGGCAAAGTCATCAAGGGGCCAAACTTTTTTGAGCCCAATCTAAAAGATATTCTAGTAGAAGCCTAATGGATATAGGCTTACTAGGGTTGCTCGCAGTCTTTATGTGTCCGATGGTATTTGGGGGTATTACAATGTACTACTCACATGAGGCTATACACAAAGAAACTTTAGATAGGTGGAAAAAGCAATGTACTCAGATAAAGTAATAGATCACTATGAAAATCCTCGCAATGTTGGAAAGATGGATAGAGAGGATAAGGATGTTGGTACAGGTATGGTGGGAGCACCTGCTTGTGGTGATGTCATGCAACTTCAAATAAGAGTTGAGGATGGAATCATTGAGGACGCAAAATTTAAGACCTATGGCTGTGGTAGTGCTATTGCTTCTAGTTCTTTACTCACCGAGTGGGTCAAAGGTAAAAGTCTTGAAGAAGCCGGGCGAATCACTAATACAGACATCGCACGAGAACTTACACTACCTCCAGTAAAAATACACTGCTCAGTACTTGCAGAGGATGCCATCAAAGCTGCAATCGCAGACTATAATCAAAAGGAGCACACGGCCAACAATCAATGACCGT